GTGCCCACCACGGGCGAGCCCGGTTGCGCGGGGGCGGTGGGGCTGCTCGGCACGACGCCGTTCGGGGCGAAGATAGCCGCCGCGCTGACCACACTGGACGCCGGGGAATCAATCCCCGAGGCGCTCTGTGCTACGACGTAGTAGTAATACGTCGTCCCAGCGGTGACGCTGGAATCCTGATACTGGGAGTTCGCGGTTTGGGCGAGCAGAGCAAAGCCTGCGACTGCACTGACGATTGATCGATAGATGTAGTATTCGTTCACGGTTCCGGAGGTTGAGGGTGTCCACTGCAAATCGATAAACCCCGCGCGGGCGGTGGCGCTGATGGTGCCCCCGACACCGTTGGGCGTGGTGGTATCGCCCACCACGGCAGACGAGGTCTCCGTGTCGTAGGCCCCGCGCACCCCCGCCTGATTGCGGAAGCGGACGCGGACGTTGTATTGCACCCCCACCTTGACGTCCAGGATGTAGTCGAACAGCGCGTCGCCGCGAATGACGCTCCAGACCGTGTAGTCAGTGTCGGTGGTCTTCTTGAACTCGATCTCCACATAGCCGCCGTTCTCAACGTAGATGTTGTTCGGCGTGGTCCAGGAAGCCTTCAGTCGCGGCTGCACGGTGCCGTCGGGCTGGATGGTGGCGGTGGTGCTGTCCGTCAGCAGGGTCAGCACGGGCGTCGGGACGACGGTGGGGTCGGGGAGTGTGGTGTTGGGGGCCAGATCCACCGTGGTCTCCTCACCGTTGGCCCAATCCCACACCGCCTCCGCGGTCTCCTTGAGCGTGACCGCCACGCCGAGTCCGTTGTTGTCCATCACCTGGAACTTCCACTCGATAACTTCAAACAGCTTCGCGCTCCAACCCAGACTGGCCCGCGTCACCGCGACGGTGTCGCCGCACGCCAGCTTGAAAGCGTCGAGGCGCAGGACGGTGCTGACCACGATCTGCTGACGCCCGCGCTCCAGATCGATCTTGCTGAGCCGCTGCGCCGTGGCCGCCGAGGTGATGAAGGGGTAGCTGACGTCCTTCCATCGGCGCACCCCGCCGTCGTCGGCCATGTAAGTGTCGTTCTTGACCGCGGGGAAGTCCGCCGGCATCCACTCGTTGATGGGCGCGATGAAAGTGCCCTTGACGCCGCTGAAGGTCTCGCGCATGGACTGGCGCGTCTGCACGTTAAAGGCCCCCACGATCATGTCGTCGGTGATCGTCATCGCTCCGGGGGTCCGGTAGGCCCCGGCCTGAATGGACCAGATGCCGCCGGTCTCGATGATGCGCCCCGCCATCGCGGCGCAGAGGTCTCCGCGGGCGTCTTGGTCGGAGTTGGTGGTGCCGTTGGTCTGGTATCGCTTCTCGGTGCTGGCGTCGGCCAGCGTCACCAGCTCGTCGCAGATGTTGGCCTCACTGATCAGCCCGGTCGTGTTGATACGGCTCCATGCTATGCCCCGACCGAACTTCGAATTGTTCAGGTAGTGCGCCGCACAGAGTGCGGAGTTGGCGCTCCATGTCCACGTGGTCGGGTCGGCGGAGTTGTGTCCGGCCTCCCGAGGGTCGTAAACCTTGGCACCCTTGACCATCGCCTTGACCGTCGGCACACCGTTGGGGAAGAGGTCGGTGTCGTAATAGAACGACATCGCCAGATACGCGATGCCCCGGAGCCGGTGGTCGGCGGTCCATTCGGTCGGGACGTTGCTCTGGATGGATCCGTCCACGAGCTGGTCGGCGGTGCCGAGGTGCTTGGTGCAAAAGAATTTTCCGGCATACTTGCCGGTCGCAGCCCCGGAGCCGTCGAGCGTCACCTCTTCACCGTTGTCGAAATAGATCGTGCCGATCTCCTCAACCTCATGGCCCGCCAAGGCCACGCACATATGAAGCCACTCATTCTTCGTGCCGGAGGTGGTCATGAACACCACGGGTCCGGTCACCAGCACCTGACCGTAGATCAGGCGGCGGCTGGCCAGCGGGTCACGGGCCATCACGCTGCGACCTTGGTCCACCGTGAGCTTGGACATGTTCTTCAGCTTGTTCGCCTGCGACTGCCCATAGGCAATCGCTCCGCCGATCGTCGCGGCGTAGCCGATCAGGGTGGCGAAGGAGGCGGTGCCGATAACTGTGGAACCGACCGTCAGGGTCAGGCCCCAAGCGGCGGTGGAAGGTGCGACGGCTGCGACAGCGGCTGCGACTAGTGCGGGCATGTTAGGAAAGGGTCCAGGTGTGGGTTACGACGCTTCGAGGAAGGAAAACTAGGCCGCAGGGGCCGGGGCCAACGACGCCGGGGTGTATTATGACCCCCAGCGAGGCCGAGTCTAGGGGGCCTAGAGCCGCAATCGAACCCCTTTGGGCCTTGGTTGGGGGTGTAGGCACCCACCCGCACCGCAAAAGGGCTTTATCGGCAAGGGATACGACCCCGCCCGCCCGGTCTAGCAAACGCTTTGCAGTAAGGGCGCTCCCGTAGGTGCCCCGCAGGTCGGCGGCAGGGTCTTGGCCCGTAAAGAGCAACGCCCAATCGGCCGCGAACAGACAGCAATCGTGGACACCCCATTGGAACGCGGTGTGGCGGCGGGCCTCGATAAAGGCGTTGAGGAGTTGGGCGCTCATTGGAGTTCGCCGTTGCCGCCACCGTTGCCGCCGCCCGTGCCCCCCGACCCTACCGGAGCGACAACCGCTTTGCCCCACATGAACTGACGGTTGGCCAGTCCTGCGACATATTCCAGTCCCAGGTCGCCGGGGAAGTCCCGCTGCTGGTCTTCATGGGTGTAGCGGCTGGCGGTGGTGCGGTCGTCGATCATCTCTTTCTCCAGATTGATGGTCACGGTCGCCGAGCCGCCTTCGTCGGAAATGCTGGCCGTGTCTATCATCCCGTCAAATACCAAGTAGGGGTCGACGGAGAAAGACTGGTTTTGAATTACGCCGAACCACACCTTCGCCGGCTGGCCCTGAGAGTTATTCTCCAGAGCGTTGGACAGAACCGAGGCCGGGATGCCGCTGAGCGTGATAGAGAGGCCGTTGGCGGTGCCGTCGCTATTCTCGCCAATCTCCCCCACGCTGCCGAGGTGCCCGGTGCCGATCCAGGTTTGACTGTCCCAGGTCAGGTCGTGGTATCCGTTCCAGCAACGGACGGTCCCGGTCGGCCAGTTCAACTGGACCAACAGGACGGGATACAGCGTGGCGGCGCTGAGGGCGGTGTCTAGGCCGGTGGGCAGGGTGCGACTCATAGGACCTCCATGGCGTTGATTTCGAGACCGGTGTTCTTGGCCAGATCAACCGACCACCCCATGGAGTCGTCGGAGGCGAGGCGGAAGTGGCCGACAGGGTTGGTCAGCACCAAGCCGGACCCGGCGGCGTAGGCGCTCCGGGCGCGGGGGAAGATCTCCACCGATCCGGCGGTGCCTACGAACGCGTTGACCTGGACGATGCGGTGCAGCCGGGCCGAAGCTCCGGTGCCGTGCTGGATCCAGTCCCCAACCGTCAGCCCCGACCCCGCGCTGAACAGCGTGATCGGGAGCGTGGAGCTGTTGGCCGTCGCGCCTCCGGAGCCCACCTGAGCCAGAGCCGTGAGGATGTTCGGGAGCTTGCGGGTGCTCGGCCCCATGTTGAACGTTCCGTGACGCCCGTTGAGCGAGAGCAGGAAAGCGATCCAAGCGTCGGCGAGGGCGTCGGTCGTGAGCGGGGGCAGCTTGCACCGCACCTCCCACCATTGACCGGGCCAGACGTAGGTCTGCTGCTGACCGGTGAAACGAGACGCAGAAAACCCCACGACCGTGCGTGGGATATATTGCATGTCGGTGAACGAGACCGACGTGGGGAGAGTGAGTGGGTAGGTGATGGCCATGAGATTAAGCTCCTTGGAGGGCGGCACCGACGGCCCCGCGGCGTCGGGCTGCGTTCATGTTAGCTGTCAAACTGCGGCGCTCCACCACCCCCGGCCCCGCCAAGGTTAGGAGCATGGACTCCAGTCGGCTGATGGCGGAGGCGTCGGCCCCGCTGGCGTCGATGTAGTAGTTGTTCCCCTTGCTGCCCCGACCGATCTGCTCGTTGGGGATCACGGTGCCGTAGGCGTTGCCGACCAGGATCTCCGGGCCTTTCTCGCCGACCAGTGTGGCTCCGTTGATGGGTCCGCCGCCCGCCTTGGCCCCCATGCCGGGGAGCTTGCCCAACCCTGCGGTGAAGATGTCGGCCAGTGGTGACAGGATGGCCCGCTGTAGAACGATCTGGAGCAGGGTGCCGAGGAGCTTGTCCAACACCGACCGCAACTTCTCACCCGACAGAAGGGCCTCGCCCAAAGACGCCGACATGGCGTTACCCATGTCGCGGGCGAGCTGCCCCGCCGCCTTGATGGCCGAGTTGAGCCGATACTGTGCGGCGGTGATGGCGTCCAGGAGCTTGATGTCTTTTTCCTTCTCCTCGGCGGTGAGCGGCCGGGACTTCATGAAGCTGCCGTCCGCGTTCGTGATGTCGTAGTCCGCTTTGGTCCCTGGGATCAAGCCTAGGGGGCGCAGGGCTTGCAGTCGCTCCAGTTCCGCCCGCAGTTTCTTGACGCTCTCGGTCTTGGAGAGAAGGGCCTCCGTCTCCAGACCTTCCGCCCGCGAGAGTTTCTCCGACGCCGTCCGCCGCTGATCGTCCAGGTTCTTGATCTTCTCGTTGGCCGTTTCTCGAGCTTTCAACGCTGCCAGTTCCGCTTGGAGCTGAGCCAGCCGCACACCCTGTGACCCACCGGGCGCAGCCCGTTTGTCCAATTCGGTGGCGTAGGCAAGGAGCTCTCGGACCTGATCCGAAGTCTTCATCGCTGCCAAGGCGGTATCCCGCTTCTGGTCCTTGAGGCGCTTCTCCAGCTCCGTGATCTGCAGGATGTCTGTCACCTCATTGCGGCGGCGCAGTTCGGCGGCAACGGCCTCGTGGGGGCTTTCATACACTCCCTGACCTTGGGTGGCCATAGCGTGACCGATCGCCTTGCCGAAGTCCAAGAACCCCGCGATGCCTGCGGCGATGGCTCCGTCAGTTACTTCGCGGAACTTGGCCATGTTCTCCTTGGCCCCTTGGATACTGGCGATGGTCTGCGGCGGGATGCCGGGGATCTTCTCGATGTTGTTGTAGACGTGCATCACCTCCGACTTAAGGATGGTGAAGACCGCGAACATGCCGGCCAACCGCTGCGTCAGTTGGTTCAGCATCACGTTCTGGTGATCCCGGAGCTTGGTGGTGGCGTCGGACATGTCCTTGACCGACCCCGTGGACCGGTCAATGATGGACTTGGCCTTCGCCATGTCGGTCTCTAGCTTGGCGGTGCGGGCCTCGATGTCGATGAAGAGGCTGCCGATTGATCTTGAGGAGGATGCCATGATTTGGGAATGCAGCTTAGAAACTGCCGTTCAAGGTTTTCGCTGGTCTCAGGTTTGGGTGGCGGGCGCAGGTGGGGGACGAAGTCGTAGATGCTGAGGTCTTGGCCGCTTACGCTCTTGGCCCCCGCCGAGCTGGCGATGGTGAGCTGCAAACGCGCGAGGCGCAGATCCTCACGAGCTTGCTTGGCTTCCCAGGCTTTGAAGATGCCAAAGAACTCAGCCGGGGTGAGTCGCAAGAACTCCCCCAGCCGCATCCCAAGTTCAACTCGAGCCCACGCTGCATGGTCACGAATCTTTTGAGGCTTCATCGGGGGCGTTGATGGCCGCACCCAAGGCGTCGGCAACCGCCGTCGCGATCAGCAGGTAGTTGTCGGCGTCGCAGGGCATGAGCTTGGCGACCTCCGGACGCGTGAGAGGCTTCTTGCTCGTCTGCCCCGCCCACACCAACGCGACCATCTGCTTCGGTGAGAAGTCGCGGTAGCTGGCGGGGGACATGGCGTTGAGGCCGCATTCTTCGTCCAAGCGTAGGAAGGCTTGGAAGTCGTAGCGGAGGTTGATCTCGTGGTGTCCGAGTTTAATGATGGAGGACATGGAAGGGAGGGTTGTCGGTTACGCCGCCGCAGCCCACGTGACGACGCCCGAGATCTGGACGTTCACGGTGCAGGTCATCTTGTTGTCGAACGGGAGCTCCGGGGTGGTGGACTCGATGAACCCGGAGAACGTCGCCGTGCGCCCGGTGCCGGGGAACACGATGCGATAGTTCTTGGTCGTGCCGACCGAGGACTCCATCAGCTGATGGGTCGTCTCGTCCTGCTCGTAGTTGAGGTCAATCGCGCACGAGCCGGAGTCCAGCATCCCCGCGGTCTTCTCGCGGTAGCGGCTGGGACTTTCGTGGTCGCTGATGTCGATGGTGTCCGCCTTCAGCCCGTAGGGGCGGATCTTGGTGACGTTGGCGACGGTGACGTAGACGCCGCTGCCGCTGTCGTGTTTGAACAATGCTCCGAAGCCGATTTTGCCTGACATGGTGATATCCTTTGTTGATGGTTAACGATTCGCCCAAATGAAGAAGTCCACGAGGACTTTGTATGAACGAGTAGGTTCTTCCCATGCCTCGTTGTCGTCGGCGTGGAAAAAGGTGATGCGGCGTTCCACCGAGTCGCCGTCGGTGTAGAGCTTGACCGCCGCGTTGAAGTTGCGGATGAGGGCGTCGCGCACTTGGTCAACGGTCTCCTGCGCCGGACCGCCGATCGTGAACTGGAAGCGCGGGCGGGT